CCTGTAACCAAACAGAGTGTCCGAGTTTTAACCCCCCCACCCCTTACCCAAGGTCGATACTAACTCGAATATCCCCAGCCACTTGCACCTGTGATCTGTCTATCGGTTTAAACCCAGCACGGTCTAACAAATCCTTGCTGGCTTCAAGCTGAACGTACTCTGATCTAGCCCCTTTCGCTAGCCCAGCGAGCTGTCCTACAGCCATTGCAGCATGTTTGCTAAACTGCTCACCCATCACTTGCATCATATACTGCTGCACATGCGTAGTCTTCATAGCCTTCTGTGCGCTGACTCTTCCGCTATCACCCGCTGCATATCCTGCTTCTTGGCTGGCCTTGGTTAGGTTTCCGCCGTTTGCTACATACGCTTCAACCAAAGCCCTCTGTCTTGTGGTTATTGGTCTTAATCCAGTCATCTTATTCATTAGCTTACATCCCCCCTTACCCCCCTTCTAGAGGGCTCTCAGAACTGCTGTCAACGCACAATATAGCACACTGTATACTGGGCGTCTCCCCCCTTTGGTGGGCCGCGCTACTCAGCAAGCCCGAGCCTGTAGTCTCGGCCGCGCAAGCGCGGTGAGTATCGCTGACGCAAGGTGCTGTATGTTGCGCCTCTTCGCCACGTTGGGCGAAGCGTCTTACGCGCCATTGCTTTCAGAACTTCCGCACGCAGTAGGCGTGCTGCCAGAGGCACAACGCGCAGATCAGACCACAGGAGTAGATCGTTCCGATCTTCTCTAATGCGGTCTGAAGCGTTGTCACCTCTTGGTGCGAAGGCATAGCTCTTCGCAGATATTGATGTCATGCCCCCGCACGCTATATGCGAGTCGTGTTGTGCTGCGCACACGACAATCGCAAGCGTGCTACCGTGGACACACACACACGAACCTCCGTGCGGACTGTGCTCAAGGCGCGTGCCGACACTACAAGATGCGTCGTCAACCCTCAAAACAATTTCACCGCGCGTTCTTATGTTTGCTCTTGTCATCTAGGTTAGAGTGCGCGGCCGCGTTGCTGAAATTCTTTTGCCCAGCAAAGCTGGCTAAAGGGGTTGACCATTCCCGCGCAAGAGCGCGGCGCGATCTTGTATGCAGTTACACGTTGGGCACACCGCACGAAGCTCCGTGCGTTGGTTCACACAAAGGAGAAAGTTATGGACGATATTATCATAGAACTAGATTACGATATGCAAGAATACCTTGATGCACAACATGAGGCGCAAAGCCTGTTGCATCAAGCTAATTGCGAGGATTTATACGGTGACTCTGACCCTTGGACGGTTGGTATGGACGAGTATTATAAGGACTGTATGTAAAGATATATACTGGCCTTATCGAGGCCACTAGCCAAGTCAAGCCGACCCGCAAGCGGGCGCGCAAGCGCGGGCTTGACTAGGCCAGCGACCTTTCGTTGGCCCTATAGAAGTTAATAATTGTAATATAAATCTTAATCAAATGGAGAACATAAGATGACAAACGAACTTAACGCAATGATTCAAGCCGATCTTACAGCAGCATACAACGGTGATCTAAACATCACCTTATCACAAGCACTGGCAGTAATAGCTGCCCACTTTTATGATCCATCCGTTGGGTTGGATCGTGAAGGCAACACAGTAGAGAGAAATAACTTACAATGGGATCAAAGGTTAGCTCTACAATCCTTAGCTAACTTTGCTAACAAACAGCTACATGATACATCGGTCAACGCTGATGGTAAGGTTAAAGGTGTAGTGCATAAGCTGGACAAGGCTAGGAAATATGCACAGCAGATTGGTCGCACTCTAAATGGAACTGAGATTGATCTACAGGCTGGGCATCGCGCAGCCGATTGGATCGAGCGTCTAGATTATAACAAGGAAGTCTTGGAAGAATTTTACTACACTGCGGCTTATGTTTACGACAACGCAGTTGGAGAAACATTCAAACCATACGAGGGCTGGACGACAGCTAAACCAGTAAACAAGATTAGCGACAGCGCAATGCGCGAAGTGCAGGATCGTTTAGCACGGCTTGGTATTGAGACATCAACTGAGTACACGCCACAAACGGATGGCGTTGCAACATCTGATGAAGAGGTTGCTGCATAACGGAGGGGGGGGCTTTGCCCCCCTTTTCATTTGTGTCCACCAAATAGATGGAGCAAACCGAGGCCCTACTAGAACCTCCCTTCGGTCGGGCTGGGGTGAGGGGGGCGCTCGCGGCGGCACGTTTCACGCCCTGACCGTGACGAATGAAACTTAAAATTAATTTAAAAGGAGATACCAATGGATCGCTTGCATGGAATGATCGCTGCTCAAAATTACCTAGATAAAAAAGACTGGGAAAGATTCTATCGCCGCCAGAAGATAGAGGATTTCTTAGTCGGTGTTGGCGCTGGGTGCGCTGTAATTCTATTTGTAATTCTATTACTGGCTTGACTCTATCTAAAGATACTGCAATCATGCAGTATATAACATAAGGAGAACTAAGATGTTTGATTCAATCACTAACAACTGGGACTACCATGTTGAGATGCAACCTATCTATGATGGCGTTGGCAATGAGATCACAACGCACCGTGCTGCGGTAAGGACTGATACCAACCTTGTGCTTGGTGTACACGGTAGCAAGTATAAGATTATATCTAATGATGAGGTAGTCAGCAGCGTCATGGATGCTGTCGATGCAGCAGACATCGGCAAAGATTATAAGTTCACGACATACATTAGCGACGATGGCCGCAAGATGCGTGGAGAAATCCTATTCCCTAACGAAGTAATCACACCAGCTATCGGTGACATCACACAATTCAGAGTGTCATTCTATAATTCATACGATGGATCGTGGGCATTCCAGCAATCATCAGATGGGCTACGACTATGGTGTTTGAATGGCTGCACTACGCCAGCCACCATAGCTAAGACATGGGCCAAGCACACCACCAATGTCAGTGTTGAAGGCTCATCTCACAAAATACTACAGGGCCTTGCAATATTCCGTGACCAAGAGGACGTGTATAAAAACTACATAACATCCAAGGTTACACCTGATGATGTAGAGAATTTCTTTCGCAAGACACTATGTCATGTGAAGACACGCAGTAAACAAGACAAGCACAACGACAAGCGCTTGGAAGAACTGCTTAAACTATATGACGTTGAGGCAGACACGTTAGGCCAGAACAAGTGGGCCTTGTATAATACTATGACCTACTGGGCTACCCACACTGGTCAAACCAAATCACCTGAGAACACACGGCGTATCCGTGAGAATGAAATCGCAGTAGCAATAGAAAACATGAGGTTCTTATGATTGATCTATCAGCACACAGAGTAGTTAAGATCACTGCTCAACGCAATTGGTACAGCTCGTGCCAAGTTGTCGAGCTAAAGATTACTAACGATGAAGGCCAAGACTTCAAGGCTTCATTGTTCAGCAATGATACAGTGATGCCAATGAAAATAGAATGGATTGATGGAAGGGATTACCGCGATGAAGTTAAGTAGAAAACACTTTGAATTTATTGCTGATAACATGGGGGCCACCGCAACGTGGCCCACTCAGATAGAAATGTGGGCTGATGCCCTAGAAAAAACTAATCCAAAGTTTAACCGTGAGAAATTTGTTGACCGAGCTGTCGCAGCATGGGAGAAAAACTATTCTATATCGGAGATAGACGATGAGATCAGGTATTAAAAAGGGGAGCGGTTCAGTTCCTATGCTGTACTGCAAAACCTGTGATGGAGAGAAGGAGATACAAGTTGAATATGGCGTTGAAGACTATGTCAATGGAGGATACCTTGCCCTTAGATGGGTCGAGTGCGAAGATTGCAACGGCAGTGGTGTTGCTGAAGCGCAGCAAGAAACAGAAACAGATTCTTATTTCAATTAAGTTACTCAAGATGCGCGGTGAATCTGTAACTAATGCTAGAGTTGGAGAGATGTGTAAGATGCACCACCCTAGATGCCGTGCATTAATCTTTCAGCTTGAAGAAAAGAACTTTGTTACAACGGTATCTAAGTATGCAGAGAGCCGATCAGCTACCGAGTTTTATCTAACACCATTAGGTGAAGAGATTCTTAGGCTAGCAATAGCTTGACAATCACTGCATTAGTGCAGATATTGCAAGCATGAAAAGCTATTATGAAATACTTATAAACACAGCCAAGGATGCTGACGTGTCCTTGGCTCAAGCCTTTGGCTTTGGTGGTGTGCCATCGTCAACTTACTATCGAACCCTTCATGGTGCAGAGCTGCGCTTTGAAACTGCTGAGAAGGTGATGAAAGCAATTGAGAAACTTTCCGCATTACAAAGACACCGTGCCAATCTCGCCGACATACGCAAGAATGGTGGCAACCCTCGCAAATTTGCGAAATGAACAGGGTGTATCACAAGAAGAACTCGCGCATAAAATTGGATGCGCTAGCTCACTCGTCCACAAGTGGGAACAATTCAAACGTGTTCCCTCTGGCTTCATGTTTGTGTGCTGGTTAGATGCGCTCGAAGCTGAAGTACAGATTACAAGAACACAAATCCAAGTGTGATGCTTGTAATAAAATGGTAGACAACTTCGTCTGCTTCTTGGTTGATATTAATCCAGATAAACATAACACAGTCTGCATGGACTGTTATGAGGACAACACATGGCAAACAAGAATAGCAGCAAAGGAACCTACCATGAGAAGTGGTTCGTCTCGTGGCTCAATTCAATCGGAGTTAAGGCGAAGAGACAACCGCTTAGTGGAATCTTGGGAGGAGAGTATAGCGGCGACATCCGCCTCGAACTCAACGGACATTCCTTGGTAGGTGAGGTTAAGTACCGTGACCTATCTGGATTCCCTAGCCCCTTCACTGTCCTAACTAAGAGGGACATTGCGTTCTATAAAAGACGGAGAGGAACTCCGCAAACTTTAGTTATAATGTCAGGCGAACTGTTTGAAAAATTAATGGAGAACAAAGATGCAATCACAGAACATGGCGATCCTTAGCCATCTTAAATCAGGTAAGACTATCACTCCCATTGAAGCCTTAGAAAAGTTTGGATCATTCAGACTTGGAGCTCGTATCTTTCAGTT